TTTCCATTGCTTTACTAGCATAGGTAGTTTCTTTTATTACTTCTGATATAGAACGTGCTACATATTTCTTACGTTTTAAATCGTAGTATTTATGTGGTTCAGGGTCAAAGCGTACAAAAGGATCTTGTATAAGAATATCTTTAATTTTGCTTTTCATATTCCACAGGGTCAAAAGTTACTTTACCTGTAAGGCTGTTTACATATTTTGGTAATTTATGAATTGGCATTAATGGCCTAGCACCATATTTAGTTCTTTGTAAACGCTTCCATTTTCCTGTACCAATTTCCCTTTCATAACCCATTGCCAAAAACCAAGCATCAGGCGGTGTATTTAAGTCTTCTAACTTTATAAGACCTTTACTAATCATTCTTCTTAGTGTTCTTTTTGCACTGTTGCTAAATAAAATATCCATTAGATTAAGTTCCCCATATCATCAAACTGTACAACGTTTTGATTAGGATGAGTAGCTGTTTGTTCTGGTTCTTTATTAAACCTATTGATACGTTTTTGTTGTTCTTCATAGTTACTAAGTTTTAAACCTTTCCAAGTACCTGCAAGCACTCCCGCATCTAACTGGTCTTTTAAAGTTTGTTCACCATACTTATCTATAAACTTTCTATATTCTGTTATTTGTAGTTTCCAAGCCTGTACAGATTTAGAACCTTTCTTAACTTTCCAAAAGTCTAGTATTAATTCTTCTAAGTGTATTAAATCTTCTGGTATTATCTTTTCTTGTTTTTCTTTTTTATTAATTTTTTCTTTTTGTTCTTTTGCTTCTAAACCCTTCTTGTCTAATTCTTTATCTTTATATATATATTGTGCCATATTATTTTCTTCTTTGTATTTCATTAAAATACCTAAAAGTATTAATTCGTTTATAAAAGCCTGTCTTGACAAGTGACTTGGCTGTATTTTTTTTACTTTTTCTGAAACGTTGTCATCAATGCGGGTACGTAATGGGGTCATTTTGGGTACGTAATGGGTTCTAATAGGGTTCAATATAGACCCTTTTTAGGCCATGTCAACAATCAATGTACTAGATATATTGAATTAAAACTTTACAAACGCTATATATAATGTTATGTTTAGCACATAAGTCTACTTTGCTATGTCCAGTGCATTAGCTGACAAGAATAGACGTACAAAAATGCTAAGAAATGAGTTAGCAGGGATTAATGACCCCTTTGAACTACTAGCAGAAGCATTAGTAGAAAACGAACGATTAAGACATATTATTAACAACCACAATTGCCATAAGGGTAAACCCTCGATATACTAAGGCAAATATTTAAAACAATTTGACAAAAGAAATAACAGCAGCCTTATGTACGTTTATACAGGAAGTAGGCACAATAGAAGAAAAATCAAAAGCACAATATGATAATTTTGCTGACCTTTCAACTGTGCTTTCTGTCGTAAATCCTGTATTAGCAAAAAATGGTTTAGTTGTTACCAACACAACAAAAATAGTAGAAGATAAAAATATTCTTTCTGTACAACTCTTGCATATATCTGGTGAATCTTTACCACCCAGTGAAATATTATTACCTAAAGGTATTGCTAAGAATGAATTATATAGTACAGGTCAGGCATTAACATATTTTAAACGCTACTTATTACTAGGATTGTTAAACCTTACTGCAGGTATTCCAGACCATGACGGACAGGTATATAATCCTGATGAAGAACTAGATAAAGTAATACCAATTACAAAGAATAAACCTGTTGGTATGCCAACTATTCTTGATAAAGATACAAGAGATCATTACCTTAAAAAAGTTGGTGAACTATATTTAAACAGCACCGACCTATATAAACAATTAACAGAAGCTATGTATGTAGAGTTTAGTTTTGATAAAACATCAGGTAAATTTAGCGATTACATTCAAGAACCTAAACACGTAACATATATACAAACATGGTTAGATGCCTACGTAAATGACTAATGAACCTAACAAACCTCTTGAAACAAGACCTATTGGCGTGGCAGTATCTAATTGGAAGAACAGACACCTGGTATCTGCAAAGCTATCTACAGAAAACCATAAGAAGTTTCTTAAATATTGCCGAGACAACAACCTTAACTACTCATCAGGTATTAATAACCTGATTTCCAATTACTTATAACAAAACAATGTTTAATGTATCAATCGCTGGCCGTCTTACTAAGGACGCTGAATATAAAAAGGCAGGGGCTTATGACATGGCAGCCTTTACTATTGCTGTATCACATGGACGTGACAAAACATCCTTTATAGATTGTCAGGTCTGGGGTAAGCGTTTTGAAACTGTATTAGATGCTTACAAGAAAGGCTGCTTAGTAGCAGTATCAGGTGATGGTGAATATACATCTTATGAAACAGAATCAGGTGAGAAAAGAAAACAGTTAAGAGTTAACGTTAACAACTTTGTATTTCCTGAAAAGCGTGAACAAACAACAGCAGCTACACTAGATACAGCTACTATTCCCTTTTAGATGGCTATAAGGTTAGATATAAAATCAGAACTACCACAGGCAGTTAAGTGGACTAATCAACATACAAAACAATTACAATACTCTATAGCAGAGGCTATTAATGCATCTGTACAAGGGTCTAACAAAATACCAAGTAGTAAACAAAAATCTGCACTACATGTATTAGCTGTTAAATCAAGACGTTACCTAGATAGACCTAAGAAACAAACACAAAAAGGTTTTAGGGCAACAGTAGCTAGAAAGGCAACACTTACTTCTGTTATAAAAACTAAGGACAGACCCTACAACATGGGTAGATATTTAGATCAAAATATATTTGGTGGTGATAGAAAACAAAAGTATGATGCCTTATTTGTTAAACATTCAACAGCAACAAACATACCAGGCAATAGTGTATTAGTACCAACACAGGCTGTTAAGCGTGATAAGTATGGCAACATTACTAAGTCCACAATAAATAAAATTATTACTGCTGTTGGTACAAAAAATGTTAAAGGTAACAACATCTTTATAGGTAAACCAACAGGCGGTAATAGACCTGCAGGTGTATATAGGAGAGAACGTGGCAACAAACTAAAGGCATTATTTATAGCTCAACCTAACGCAACATACCCTGCAATATTCCCTGCCAAGAAAGAAGCAAAAAACATTATTAGTAGAACATTTGGTATGTACTTACGTAGACAATTACAGGTTAATGTTGCTAATAATCTGAAGCGTAAAGCCTAATGCCTTGCTACCACTAGGTTCTTTCTAGCTATATCTTCGTGGGTCATCTTAAAG